AACTGGCAGCACAGCGAAAACATTTGCCGGAACACATTGCGCCATGTCATCAGCCAGCTATTAACAAGCATCTGCTGCATCATCTGCGTTTTTACCGGAGGCACCAACATGTTAGTTGTGCCAAAGTAAGCCGCGTGATTAGCTTCAACCCGTTCAATCAATTTAAACGCCGTGCTCGGTTCACGCGCTGGCGGGTCCATAAACGTGTAATCGTTTTGGTTTGTTACCGGTAGCGGCAAACCCGGAGCGATTTTGTTAATCGCCCCAATCCGTTTAACCACCTTAATGGGCGGCAGTGTGGAAAACGCGGTGTGATCCCGAATCGAGTCGTGCTGCGCTTTAATTTCATCCTGATCCGTGCTAGCCAATTCAGGAACGCCACGGGTATCAGTAATTGCTCGACGCAATTGCTCTCGGCGAAACTCTACAAACGGATATTCTCCGTGCGCATAATCAAGACGTTCGTGTTTGGCGTAAGAACTACCATCTTTATCTCGATTAGAAGCCGCTTGCGGACATAGAATTGTGTAAAAAATAGCAGGCGCGTCCCCGTCCATGCTCTTGGTGTAAGCATAGACCACTTCAACCATGTTGTTATAGTTGGTGCCGTTATACACCAGCATGGTTGTGGTAGGCAGCAGATTGATATTATAAAATGTGCTACTCTTGCCCAACTGCTGAATCGCCTTCTCAACCCAATCCGGGTTCCAACCCTCCGTGATGATTTTTTCACGAAGCTCAACTTCAGACATCCACGTTCGCCTAAAAATCACGCGGCTACGCTGCAAATCCGCCGTTTCAGGCGGGAAAATAATTTCGTCCCAAGGCTTAAGCGCCACAATCTCAGGAAGATTCCGGCTAACATACTCTTCCTCACGATAAGACTGCCCTGTCTCAGCTAGCTCTTTAACAATTCGTTCAGCGTCTTTTTTGGATATACCGGGAGCCGTGGACGCAATAATCGAAGCGGCTTCTTCTGGGGATTCAACAATCAATTGTGGCAAATCCTGAATCGCCTGAACATCCGTCTGCTGCGATACAGCCACAATCTCTTCAAGACTAATAGGCCTGTTCCGTTTAGAAATCTTCTGGTTCCAGCCAATAAAAAATGCGCTCCAGCCATACTGCATTGCATACTGAGCCGCTAATTCCGCTTCTTTGCGGATTTCCTGCGGCATTTTGCAATCCTTAACCCACTGCATCAGCGAAGTGGCAATTCCGCTAATCTCAAGGTCGTTAAGCTCCACACCTGAAGCCCGAATATCAGACCGTGAAAACGCGGTCATCAAAAGAGCCGTCAACTCGTTACAAGTCGAATCAATTAGCCTGTTCCGAACATCGCTTGCTCCTTCAAACGGCCAAGCGGGACTTCCTTCTGGGCGATTTTCAGAGTGTTTTTTCCCGTCATCCGTTTGACCTGACCAGCGCGAAAACCGGATGTTATCAAATTTTGTCACCAAGTTACCCTGAGACGAATTAACCATACTGCGGTTATATTCGCTCAACAACTCGCCAATGTCTGGTTTATCAGACGCAATAGCAAGCGGGTCAGTCGGTTCAAAATTTTTCATCGGCATGGCGTTATTACACCGATGATACTATTTGTAAATAACTAATAAGTTCCGGGCGCGTTCACTTTCTGCCAATTCTTACTAAAATCAGCGCCAATATGTTTAGGAGCCATAACAACCAAATACCCTAGAGCGTCAACCGGATCTTTAGATGCTCCTTTCTGGCCATCCGCTCCTGTCCACTCATTCATGGAATAAATCAGGTTCTGGCAGCTTTCATGCACCATGATTTTCGGGTGGTTAAACTCTCTGTGAAGCGGCTTTTCCCGGTCAAAACACAGCAAATCGTTAATCAGTAGCACCCGTTCATCCACTTTAACCGCTGCGCACGGTGTAAAATACATGGGTTTTGTTGCTTGCGACAATAGATCAAGCAGCGTAACTCCGCCGTCCTTGGTAATCGTGTCCGTGCCTGCGCTCCGAGGATCAATGTATCGCTCGGCAATATCTTCTTCCCTCTCAAGCTCCACGATCATCTCACTATACTCATCCACCCCTTTTCCTGCGCCTTGTTTCTGTGCGGGACCAGAAGAACCATCGGCTTTATCGGAGGGGACGGACCATTCGCCATAACTCTGATCTGGAAACTCTCTGTAAATCCAAATGATTCCATACTGATCCACACGCGCCCAGAGCATAAACCAGTTTCGAGCGCCAGCAGGATCAGCCACCATATAGTTAGTGCCTTCAGGTGCGCGCTCCATCACATCCTCGGTGAACATGTTATACTCACTAAACATCGGGAACTGCGTCCCCGTAGTCTGTTCCGCCCAGCCGTAGGCACGGATTTTAATGTCCCCTGTGCTGCGGCCTTTCAGGGTGGTTTTCATCCGCTCCCAGTTATTATATGGGTTTAGCTTACTGTGAAACCACACAACGGAGTGTTTTCCGCTAAACGCTTCAGCGTAAACCGGCATGTTTCCAGCAGGCACACCTACAACATTTTGATTCGGGAGCAATTCACTTTCGCGCCACTTCTTGATTTTACTCGTTGAAACGTAGGATTTCACAACCTGCGAATACCCAAGCAACGGAGTAAACGTCACAAGCAGTTTCCCGTTTCTCGTTACCAACCGATACCGGAGCGTGTCCAGCCAGTCAGACGGCACCATTTCATCGCACCACACGTAGTCCACCTCTGCGCCTTCGACCACTTTAATATCCTGCGAATAGTTCAAGAACCAAATCTGGTTCTTATTATACACAGCAGTGTTGTCAGAAAACCCGTTTTTCTGAGTCCAAGAAACCTGAGTGTGCTTCGATCGCTGTGCTGATTTCAATTCTGACGGCAGATACTTATAGAACACGTTCTGCTGGCTACTGACACTCGTCATATGAGTAGTGTGCAGGCACCAGATTCGAATTCCCCTATTATCAGATCGTTCTTTCACCCAGTCCGGGGCGTTCCCGCTTAAATCCGCGCCTAGAAACGCCTGCGCCATCCGTTTTGCCGCAAATTCCGATTTACTGCTTCGGTTTCCGCCAAGAATTAACAACTCATCGCAGTGGTTCAGCACAGAGTCCGCATCTCTCCATGAATCAAGGTCGTTTCCATATCGGCAAGGGTCCATTGTTTCAGCTCGAATCCGCTCTTCTCTAATTAGAAGCAAATCGAGCACTTTTTGAGGGCCAACGTTCAGCATCATCTTGTAACGCTGCGCTTGGTCAAACAACGGCATCAACGGATGATCCGTCATTTTAAAATTCAGCACCTTAGATTCGATTTCTGGATTCATAGATCCCCATTCCTAAGATCTTTTAGCCATTTATCAACATCAACCACGTTTTCCCATGCTTTTGCTGCGCGTTCCTCAGATTTCGCGCTCATTACAGTTTGATAAATCACAATATCTTCTGATTCATCTTCTGGTTTTATTTCATTCATACTTTAACAAGCTATTTAATTATTACTTATATTAACGTTAGCCTTTAATAATAGTTCCGTTTTTTACCATAACGCGCATACCCGGCTTAATCCTGCCAAGCATTTTACCCGTGCGCACAGGCATATCGTTAGTCAAAATAACAAATTTTTGATTCTTACAGAGCTTTTTAACAACTTCATAGCCGCTTGTATTAAATTCATAATCTCCACATGGATTTTTAATAAAAACATCAGGATATTTCTCTTTAAGAATCTCCGCTTCATACACGCTCTCCTGCTCCAGTTCCGCAATCTTTTGCCGCAAGATCTCAACGGTATCAGCATCAGGATGCAGCTCCAAGTTATGCGCTTCGACCACCAAAACGGGCGTTTTGGGCGTGACAGCGGGGGGCGTGACAAGCGGCGCAACTCGCCACTCGGGGTCAACCATCGACTCATGCCACCACAACTGCATGCCCTTGCCCCGGCGTCTCAACTCCCAGTGGTGCCCTTTGACGTAATCCGTGGCTTTGGCTTTCACCCCGGCGTTTTTCAAGTCGTTTTCGCTCAAACAGAATGCGGTTTTCATGGCTTAACACCTACATTTTACAAACCGGGGTTGCAATAACAATCCACACACCCCCGCTTTTGCTCGCTTTGCCGCCTAGGCCGCGTTTTCCGACGCGGGTAAGGTCATGACAGCGGATCGCCATTGGAATGAAGAATAACGGGGTTTTCTCCGAGATCGACGCTCTGCCCCGTGACGACGGTTTGTGACAGTGTGACAGGGCTTGTCACAAATTTTGTCACGCCCTAAACCCTTCATTTTCAACGCTTTACTACTACTACTACTACTTGTGACAAGAAATAATAATATATATATAAGAGAGTCAATCAAAGGGGGGGTGGTATAGGGGGTGGGGTGCTGTAAATGGGTCTATATATGTCTATGATTCGAAAAATCCTGTCACAAACGACTTTTTGCGTCGTAAGTGCCTGATTTTGTGGGGTTTAACCTGTGACAAAGTGGGTGTCACAGAGGCGTCACCTGTGACAAAGGCCCTTTGGAGAAAAAAATTTCAGGGGTGTGGATGCGTCGTTTCTCCGCGCTAACGCTTGCTTCCGACCCCCTCCCCCCCCGGTCTTATATGTCATAATACAAACTCGCTTATCGCAACGCTTATCCATGCGGCTATCGAGTCGTATGGAAACCGGCTATCAAATTGGCTATCGCATAGCATAGAAACCTATGCGGAAACGCTTACCAGATAGGCTATCGAATAGGCTATCGAATAAGAAATGTAAGACCGTGGAACATCTATATGGAACATCTATGCGCGCGACTCCGGGGTGTTACACAAGCGCGCAAGGAACGTCTGTTTAAACAAGCGTCTGTTACACAAGCGGGTGTTACACAAGCGCCTGTTACACAAGCGGATGTTACACAATCGGGTGTTTAAACAAGCGCCAACAAAGCGCGCGCGGTATGGAAAAGTGGCGATTTTTGACCAAAGTGTATAAAAAGAGACAGTTGAAGTGGCGATATTTGACCAAGGTGTATAAAAAGAGACAGTTGGACAGGGAAGGGCAAGGTGCGACG